CTTGGTTTGCTTGATTTGCTTGATTTGCTTGGTTTGCTTGATTTGCTTGATTTGCGACACGAGCCGCGCCGCCTTTGGCCCCTGCCTTCCGGCGTTTTTCGCTCACCTCTTCGTACCTTCTGAAATTAAATTCCTGACGTGGCTTGAAGGCTTCAAAGAGTATGTCTGTCACAGCGTCAAGCTCAGGCTTGTCGCAAGATCCTAGCAAAGAAACCAAAGCCTGGATAACGTCTCTGAACTGCTTGTCAGAGAGCTTTGACAGGGCTGGCCACATGTCAGCATACAAAAGTATCCCGGGCGGCGTCTGGGTAGACATATCAGCTCCCTGATTTTGCCTGTTCCTGCATTTTCAAAGCGGCCTTTTCGAGCATTTTCATTGCCTGCCGCAGTTTCTGGGCGTTCTCGTCAACCACGCTTTTCCTCTTTCCCCGAACAAGGTTGCTAATTGTCGGAGCTGGGACTTCAGCCACGCTGGATAGCAATGTGGCCGTGCAGCCGGTGCGCTCAAAAAACGAGCGGACTTCATCGGCGATGCATGTCGTTTCCATGAGTACCTCCTCACGCTTGTTTTCTTAGCAAAGGCTAATAGCATACGCAAATATTTTATTCAAGCATTTAATTAATAATTGCTAATTTTTTGCGCATGCTTCGATGGTAGGAGGTGCTTATGCCTATCAAAGAAGAAGTACTGAATGTTTTCCGACAAATGGTTGAGGAAGAAGGTGACAATCAGGCTAAGGCTGCCGCCAAGTTGGGCGTGAACCAGGTAACGTTCTGGGGCTGGCTGTCTGGCTCCAGAAACATTGGGAGCGACGCCTTGTGGAAGGCTCTGGACGCCGCTGGGGCTCATGTCGTGCGTGGTAACGATAAGTTTACGGACGAAACCGTTACTGAACATGAACTTCGGGCCCAATTGTCTGCGGTCAAATTAGATTTGGCTGCCGCTCGTGAACGTGCTGCTGTATATAAGAAAATGGTGGACAAGCTGATGGGGAGAGATGCGAACAAGGACGCTAGGGAAGAGCCAGAAAAATTCCGTTCCGCGGAATAGTTATCAAGTAGATTATCGGCCCGTCTGAAAATGGCGGGCTATTTTTTTTGAAAAAAGTTTTTAGCAATTGCTATTTTTCTCTTGCCATAAAAATTAGCTTTTGCTATTGTCTCCTTAACGCAAGGGGGAACACCCCAAAGGAGACACCAATGACCACAACCACTGAATCCAGATTGCCGCCGTGGCGTGGGTGGCGTGCGTCCTCATCGTATCAGGGATGCTGTTCACTGTCGGGACGGACTTTTAAAATTCCGGGTTCCCCGGGACCACGGCAGGGTCAGACGCTGCCCTTCGCCGCGAGGCGTCAGGGGCGGCTATCAGGGATACAGTCTCTCTCTCAGGCTACTACCTCTCTCTACATAGCCGCCCTTCACCACTTTCCCCAAATTCCCTGCCCGGCACAGGCAGGGCCATGCGGTTCCTCCCGCACAGGACAAAGGCGGGGCCTATGAGCCCCGCCGCTTAAGGAGTAAAAAAATGATCATTAACTGCACGCCACATGACGTGGCCATATACACCGTCTCAGACTGCATCCTGAATAACGGAAGGCTCTATCTCCACGAGAAGGCGGATATGGAGTACCCCGAGCCTTTGCGCGTGTACCCAGCCGCCAAGGAGCCGGCCCGCATGCACTTCGTGCAGGGAGACCCGGGCATGGCGGACGGAATTATGGTTTATCACTGGGGGCCCTACGGGATCACCGGCCTCCCCGATGCGAAGCCGGGCACGTACTATATCGTGTCCAAGATACTAGCTCAGGTATGCCCTGAGCGGAAAGATATCATCTTCCCCGGAACGTTGGTGTATGACGCCGACGATAATGTCGTCGGCTGTATCGACTTCTCCAGAGTGTAGGGAGGCAGGGTATGTCCAAGATCATCTATGACCAGCCGGCCGCCGACTACTTTGCGGAAAAGGCGCTGAACAATACCTCCATCGGCTACCTTCTGGAATGCCCAGCCCTCTACAAGGCACATCAGACCATGGAGGAGACGCCGAGCAAGGCCTTTCTCCTCGGCTCCCTCCTGCATGCCATGGTTCTGGAGCCTGACAAGGTGGCCGAGCGGTACGCAGTCTGCCAGCACCCAGGAACCACCAAGGCCGGGAAGGAAGAGCGCAAGGCCCTTTCCGAGAAAGGCATCACGGCCTTCTCCGGAGAAGACTGGCACCAGGCACAGTCTATGGCGGGCTCCCTGCTCACGACGTGCCCGGCCACGGCGAAGCTCCTCACTCTCCCCGGGAAAAGTGAGGTCTCCATCTACTGGGATGAGACCGTTGAGGGCAAGCCCCTTCCATGCAAGGCGCGTGTCGACCGCCTTGCGCAGCTGTCGGACGGCTCATGGGTCGCCATCGACCTAAAGACCACCGCCGACACGGTGAAGCCCTCGGAGCTTGCCCGCAAGGCGTACAACTACGGGTATCACCGGCAGGCCGCATGGTACACCCGGGGACTAAGGGCCTGCGGCATAGAGGCCCCCTTCATTTTCTGCTTCGTCTCAAAGCAGGCGCCCTACCTCGTGACGCCGCTGTCCTTTACGGCTGACGCGCTGGCGCTCGGTGATGACCAGTGCATGCGGGCATGCCGCACCCTGATCCACTGTCAGGAAGACGACGAATGGCCGGCCTACACGACCGGCATTTACGAAGTGGATCTTCCAGAGTGGGCCTACTATCAGGCCTCAAAATAATAGGACAACTCAGTTGTGGTATTAGTTGTGGTATTAGTTGTCCTATCAGTTGTTCAAGGAGAAAAACGTATGAGTACGATGAACAATAACTTACCTGATTTGATCATGCGCTCCAAGCCTCAGTTCGCTCTCGCCATCGGTGGCAGCACCCCCGCCCAGAGGCAGGAGAGGGCCGAGCGCTTTACCCGCATCTGCCTCACGGCCATGAGACAGACACCCAAGCTCGCACAGTGCGAACCGGCCTCTATCCTTGGCGCCATGATGACATGTGCTCAGCTCAATCTCGAGCCAAACACGCCGCAGGGCCTCGCCTACCTCATCCCCTACGGCAGGGAGTGTCAGTTCCAGGTAGGATATAAAGGCCTTATGCAGCTCATGTACCGGAGCGGGGCTATCGCCTCCTTCAATGCCGATGTGGTCTATCGGCAGGAGGTCGAGCAGGGCCTCTTCGAGTATGAGAGCGGGATTAGCCCCCGTATCAGCCATAAGATAGACCTGCTCAATCCCGAGGCCCGCACGGGTAAGCCCGAGGACGTCATAGCCGCATACGCCGCCGTCGTCCTCAAGACCGGTGAGCCGATTGTCCGCCTCGTCACCAAGATGGAGATTGACCAGGCACGGGCCCTCAATCGGGGCAACTCCCCCGCATGGCGTGACCATTACGCAGCCATGGCCATCAAGACGGCCATCAAACGCCTTTCCGCATGGCTCCCGGTCACGAAGGTCGCCGATGCCTTCGCCGCGGAAGAAGCCACCGCGCCCGCTGAAGCCGTGGTCGAGCATGAGAAGCCCACTCCCGCGGCTACTGTGGACGCGATCAACGCCATGCTTGCCGGGGAAGAGAAGCCGGCCGGGAAGAAGGCCGACGAGCCCGAGAAGGAAGAGCCGGCCGCCGTCGAGCAGGCCGGAGAGAAGCCCGCGGAACAGCACGCGGAGAAGGCAGAGGAGCAGACTTCCGCCCAGAAGGCTGCAGCCGAGCCCGAGCCTCAGCCCGCCCAGGCCAAGGGCCCGGGGGAAAAAATCAAGTGCCCCGACACCGGCAAGCTCGTCGACGACGTAGCCGACTGCCCGAACTGCCCCCACCGGCAGGGATGCCCTCAGTGGGACTAGATGGATGACGGAGGGGCGGTAAGCCCCTCCAAATTACCGAATGCGCCGTAAAACCCCGCCCTTCAGGGCTGGGGATATAAGGCGCGTCCGCCGAATTTGCGTAAGCAATTGAAGGCGGACAATTCTCTTAAGTACCATATCGTTTTTTGCCCTAAGTATCGTCGCAAAGTACTGGTGAATGGTGTGGATGTGAGGTTAAAGGAGCTCATCAGATCCATAGCCGACGAAAACAAGTTTGAAGTCATCGAAATGGAAATCATGCCAGACCATGTGCATCTGCTTTTGGAGGTAGACCCGCAATTCGGAATCCATAAAGCAGTAAAGACAATCAAGGGCAAGACATCGAGGATACTTCGCCAAGAATTTCACTGGCTGACAACGAAACTGCCTACGCTTTGGACGAACTCCTATTTTTGCTCAACAGTAGGCGGCGCGCCGCTTGAAATCGTCAAGTAATATATCGAGAGTCAGAAAACGTCGCAAAGGAAGTGAAAGAAATGGAAACGTACACGCTCGGCTACAAGTTCCGCATCTATCCGAATGCGACGCAGGCGCGTCTCATCCATCGGACGCTCGGCTGTGCCCGTTTCGTGTACAACCATTTCCTCGCTGTCCGCCGCGACCAGTGGAACGCGAACCGCAAGTCCATTGGCTACACGGAATCCAGTAGATTGCTCACTGACCTCAAGAAGCGCGAGGAAACTGCGTGGCTGTCCGAAGTAGACAGCATGGCATTGCAGGAAGCCCTGCGCAACCTCGACCGTGCATTCCAGAATTTCTTCGATAAGCGGGCAAGATACCCGCGCTTCAAGTCGAAGCATAGTCATGCGCAGTCCTACCGGACACGCAATCAGTCAAACGGTGTGCGCATCGTCGGCAAGAGAATCAAGCTGCCGAAAATCGGCCTTGTGAGAATCAAGCAGAGCCGCGAATTTTCAGGCAGGATTCTCTCCGCAACCGTGAGCCGCACAGCGTCCGGCAAATACTTCGTCTCGCTCTGCGTAGAGCAGGACAAGGCAAAGCTCTTGCGTCCGAATGCAGGCGGGCAGATTGGCATCGATGTCGGCATCAGGGAATTCTATACGGACAGCAACGGCAATACCGTTGAGAATCCGAAGCCGTTAAAGAAGCTCCTACGGAAGCTAAAGCGCGAGCAACGCAGGCTGTCCCGCAAGCTGCCCAGGTCGCAGAACCGGGGCAAGGCGCGTGTGCGCCTCGCCCGCGTCCACGAGCGGATAGCGAATATCCGCAAAGATTTCCTGCACAAATGCACCACGCGGCTTGCCCGTGAAAACCAAACGGCAGCCGTGGAGCATTTGAATGTGAAGGGAATGCTCAAGAACCACAGGCTTGCGCAGGCAATCTCGGATGTGAGCTGGTCAGAGTTCTTCCGCCAGCTTGCATATAAGATGGAGCTGCGCGGCGGCGAGCTATTAAAGGTCGAGACCTTCTATCCGTCGAGCCAGACGTGCAGCGTCTGCGGCTATCAAAACACCGAGGTGAAGAACCTCGGCGTCCGCGAATGGACGTGCCCGCAGTGCGGAGCGCATCACGACCGCGACCATAACGCGGCAAAGAATATCCTGCGGCGAGCCTTGGAGAACAAAGCCAAGGCAGCCTAGCATAGCAAAAGTACCGTGGGGCACACGGAAACTCACGCTTGGGGAGATCGTGTAAGACGCCAAGTCCTAGGATGCGGCGCAGTGGTCGTCGAACCAAGAATCCCCCGGATTTATCCGTGGGGAGTGTCATCTAGGGCTCACCACTGACAGCGGTGTTCCTTCGCCTTCCTGCCACTGTTCCACGCCGCGCATAACACGACGAGATACAGGGCCGACAGGAACCCTGCTTATATAGCTTCCCAAGTCTATTGCCGACATAATCAGCTTTTCCGCGTCCACATCTTCCCCCCTTGCCGCCTTACTGCCACGGGAAAGAGCCGTGCCAATGAGCTGCATGGGAGTGTCAAACGCGGTAGAAAGTTCACCGCCTCGACCACCTGCGCCAGAGGCGGAGATAATCATATCAGAAGCAGCGTTGCCGAACACGGGAACGGCCATGGCCGCCTGTCCCATGATGGACGATATCAGGAGCTTCTTCAGCTGTTCGTCGTCTTCTTCGTCGCCACCAAAAGCGCCCTGCATAAGCCCCTTCATAACGACCATGCCGAGAGCAGGAAGTAGCATATCGTATGCTTCCATTTTGGTGAACTCGAACTTACTCACCTTGCCGCGCTTTATGCCCTGCAACGCATATCTCGACCTCTGAGCAAACTTTGTCGTTGCGCCGGAAAACATATTGAACATGCGGACAATGCCCTTATCACGGCCGAAAGCGGAGCGGGAAAGAGCGTCGTTGTCAGGGTTACTCTGAGCAATGACCTTGTCGGCATACGCCACGGCCTGCTCATGGAACTCTGAGTTCTTATCTATCGTCCAGCCTGCTTTGCCGCGCAGTTCCTTCATGCGCTTATGATACGCGCCGCTCCAAACTGCGGAAGTAATCACGAGGTCTGCAACAGCTATGGGCATCATTCCAAGATTGGCCACGTCTTCCCAGGTGTACACCTTGCCGTTTTTGATAATCGTCATCTTGCGCTCAGGATCGAACCTCATAGCCTTCCGCGCCATATCCTGATCTATGTTGCGGTATCTGCGCTCCATGTACGGGCTTGCCGCGAATATCTCCCGAACAAGGCCAGTTCCACGCGTGGTGAGCTGAGCAACGCCACGGGCAACACTGGCAAGGCCAATATCATGTATCGCAGGGAATACGGCCGTAAGCTGCATAAGTGCCGTGTTCAGATTCATGGACAGGGCGTAATAGACAAGGAGCTGTCTAGCCTTCTCCGCAATCTGATACAAGCCGGAGTTTGGCGTCACATCGTCAACGACAAGGGCTTTCAGGTTTGGCCTGATTCTGTCGTAATCCTGTATGCCGAATACTCTCTGATACTCGGAAGCAAACACAGGAGAATTGATAACCTTGTCCGCGAAACGCACGTCATAGCCAAGCTCGATAAAACGAGCAGAGTCCACAAGGTGTTTCTGCAGGGCATCGACGCCGAGGCGGACAGAACGTCCGGTGTGCTTCACGCGCCCCATGGTAAAGCCTTTGCGTGCAGCAGGCACACCGAACAGCCCTTCCGATCTGTCAAGGATATCTTCCTTGCCTTCGAGAGCGCGCATCTTCACGTCAAGGCGAGAATCGTACTTGATGGGATAATAGCCGCCACGCAGTCCGATTTCTTCACCGCCGACAGTAACGGCAAACGCGCCCGGCTCTATCCCCTTCGGAGCAAAGCCGTATATCTTCTTATGGGCCTTCTGAGTGTCTTCCCACTGGCTGCCGAGAACATCCCAAACGCCCTGTATGGCACGCCAGTCAGCAGCAGAGAGTATTCCGTCACGTTTTGCACGGCCAGACACAAGCTGTTGCGCCTCAGTGGGGTTGATATCAAAAAGCGTAACTGCCGCGTCGTCGCCAAGGAGTAAAGAGACCATATCATAAGTTAGGCCGCCTCTTCCGTCCTCATCGAAATAGCTGGACCGCAGACGTTCCCTGTTTCCGTCGTTGCCCATGTTGAGAGCCATGCCGATAACCATTTCAGCAGTCCAGCCCTTTTCCCCAGAACGTCGCATAGCTTCAGGGATGGGCACAAGTTCCCCTTTCTCATCCCTGACGTTCAGCACACTCTTGCCGTACTTCTTTCCCCATTCTTTCATGCTGGAAAGAAGCTGCACCAAGTGAGGAGTGATAGCCTTATTCGTGCTGTTGAGTCTCGACTGGAATCTGTCAGTAGCCTCCCTGAGCGGCTCATACACCCCGCGTTCTGCGGCGCCTGCGGAGCTTCCCTTGCGGCCAGGAACATTCTGAAAACCGTCAGCTTTACGCATTTCCCATTCAAGGGAGTCTATAGAGCTAAATCCCTTGTCGAGCCTGTCGCCTACAGAGTCCCTGCGGCTTGCGTAGTACGTCGGCATAGACGACATGCTTTCCGCCGCACTGTTTGCAATGCTGTTTATTTTTGCGTTCAGGCTTTCTTTGTTTGTGGCGTTCTGTTCCCGGCCGGAGTGTCTCAGGAAGTCAACAAGATTGCCGACCTGTTCCACCTCCTCAATCTGGAGCTTGTCCCAGCGGAGAGCAATGCCGCGCTTGCGTTCGGTCTCGTCTGGGTTGGCGAGGTCGAGCAGCCAGTCAGGGAACATAGGCATAAGGTCTATGGCGGAAGTATCGCCCACACTCTTTTCCACAAGTTCACGCAGGGAAAGTTCAGCCGAGTCAACATCCCACGCCGTAGCAGGAGCACGCACGCCAAGGCCCATAGCGAGCTTTCTGAGCGCCTCAGTTTGTGCGGCGGCATAAGTGCCGGGCTTTACCATGTTCGCGCGTCTCAGCTTGTTCTGGGCGGCTTCTATGGTCTTCTTCGCCTTGTTCACTTCCTGCAGCATGGCGAAGGCCATACGAGCACGCTGCACGGCACGAACGGCTTCAACGTCTCTGCCACGCTTGGCAGCTTTGGAACGGTCATTCATAGCGCGGCGAAGGGCAGCAATGAACCTGGACGGCGAAAGCTGCTGCACTGTCATGCCTGCGACTTCACGCTTTGCCATGTTGCGGTAGTAGCTTTCCGGCAGGCTTTCACGTTCCATGCGCCGAGCGGCAGCAATATCGCCCTTTTCTGCGTCCGTCTTACCTATACGGCGAACAGCCTTTTCAACCTCTTCCAGATACTTGCCGTAAGAGTCGCCATCCAGAAGGCCGTCTTCAGGATTGACCATGTTGTCCTGAGACTCGATTTCCTGCTGTGCCTGCCTTGCGGCCAGCTTGTTTACGCTGGCATCCTTTACGACAAGCGTATCATAAATAAGGTTGGCAAGGTCATCCGCAGTAATGCCGGTAAGGCCGCACTCTTCTGCGAACACGTCCAGAGTGTCAACAGTCCAACCGCCTCCCTGAGCGTTCACAAGCCTGGGCATCTTCTTCGCAAGGTCACGAGCGCCGTCTTCGCCGAGATATTCAATCAGCGATTCTTTGTTTATGCCGCTTTCACGCACGCCCGTCTTTACAGACTGATCCCGCATAATCTCGCCGATGAAGTACCAGAACGGCGTATTCTTGAGCTGTTCTTTGGCGGCCTCAAACGCTGCACGATACCGCTTTGCCCTGTCTCTTGCGGCAGAACTTGCCATCTTGGCTTGCACCTCAGCTTCAGCCTTGCCGTACAGGTTTTCAAGTTCAGCGCGTTCAGCATCGTCTATGTCAGCAGAGACAAGCCAGTCCTGTTCCTGGGCAAGTGCGGCCTGAACAGTGGGGCTGTTCTTTATCTGTTCATCCGTGGCAAGCAGTCGGTCGAATACCATGCGCACGTCGTCGGAAAGCTCGGCGCCGACATAATCACGCCAGCTTGCATATATGTTTTTCAACCAGCGCAACATACGAGAGAACACACCTTCAAGCTCAGCAGACGGGGCCTTGCCTTCGGAAAGATACTGCTCGAAGCCCCTTGCGGCGAACTCCTGTACCTGCGTCCATTCTTCCGCAGTGATATCACCTTCTTCAGATATACCGGCGAACTTGCGAAGAGTCTTTATGTCTGCCCGCGCCTGTTCGAGACCGTCAAGGTGCCTCACATAGGAAGCAAGCATTTTCTCCATGGGGAGCAGCTCACGGCGCCTTGCCGCATTGTTCTGCCGCGCATTGTTCAGATCAGTCCTTGCGCCTGCGTCTTCCTTCTTCCTGCCGGTTTCAGCAAGAGCCGCCCTGATTCCCTCGTCGCCAGCGTCAAGTGATTCAAGCTCTTCACGGATATCCCTTAGCATGGAGCGGGCCGCGTTCGCGTCAATCTCGCCGGACAGGATACCAGCAAAGGGAGCGCTATCCATGCCGGACTGTTCAATGTCAGAGCGAAGCCTTTCACGGGCAATGCTGCCGTCGTCCTGCGATATCCTGAGCAGATCATCCACGAAGATATGCGCGGACTCATGCGGGATACTGGAAAGATCAGCTTTCGCGCCGTCCTTTCTGCTGAAAATGCGGATTGCGGCAACGTCGTCACCGAGAGACACCTGAGCGCGGGTCTGAGCTTCTGTGTCCTGATACAGTCGCGTAGTGCCATTGATTGCGGCATCATCGAATACGACTGCGCTTTCCCCGTCCGATTCCGTGCGGTAGCGGATACCATGCACCCCTGCGTTTTTCAGAGCCTCAGAAGCAGCGCGCCTTGAGCCAAATATGGCGGCCACATAATGATATAAGTCAAAGCCGTTCGCCTTTCTGAACGCGTCTTCAGTCGTCTTCACGTCGGCAGGCTTCCGTCTGGACTTTCTATAAGCGTTTACCTGTTCGACAAGATCCGCAGACTGTTCAGGTGTAAGGCTATTGGCTATCTGCAAAAGCGCATTTTGTACGACTTCAGGCTGTTCAGAGAAAGAAGCATCTTCCCTAAGCATAACTTTGTCTTCAGGGATATCAGCCTCATATAAGTGTCCCTTGCCATCCTTGGAGCCGTTCTTTGCATACCATGCCGCCGTTTCAGGATTGAGAGCAAAGTACATGCCCCAGCCATGGGCCTGCATACCGTTACCCTCACCGATGTGAGCAAGGTCGAATTTATCGAACTCGGCAGCCGAACCATGGTAACCGTTCTGCTCAAACACACTGGCGCCAGTGTCGAGCTGCACACTACGACGCTGCATAATCTCAGCAGCATCAACGCCGTATGCGTCCTGAAATGCCATAGCCTGAGAAGCGTGAAGCTGAGCGTACTGTTTGGCCGCTTCACCCCCAACAATGGGAGACATTTCATCCTCAAGCCTGCGCTGTTCAATTCTGACGGACATAGCCTTGCGCTGGTCCTGTCTCGTCTCCTCGATAACCGACTGGGCCTGAATAGCAGCGTCAACCTGGGACACTTCCGCCATGTTTGGCGCATCGGCATCCTGTCTCATAATCTGAGAGACGGCAGACATACCTGCAGAGTCAAGACGCGTCTGGAGAGTGGACAGCTTGATCCCAAGGTCAACGCCCATTTCTGCGGCGCCCTGCGCCTGCTCCATGGTGATTCCCAGCGGCGTCAGCACGTCCTGCCCCTGGGCCGCAAGATCAAGCGCGGCCTGGGCCGGAATGAAAACAGACTGTGCCAGCACGTCAGACGCATTGTCCAGGGCGTCTTCCATGTAGTCCGGCGCAACCTGCTTTGTCTGGCTGCCTTCCACGGCATCGTGGAGTTCCACGCTCCGCTGCGCGAAGTCCAGCGCCTTCTGCCGCTCGATGTTGCGGATGGCCAGAGAGCGCACGCCGCCACCAAGGCCACCCCACATGGCGCCGATCAGACCTTCGTACAGGCCTTCACGATTGGCCTGTGCCAGGGTATCAGCATCAAACAGCGTCCGCCCGAACCAGGCTATCTGATCAGCCGGATCTGTCCCCTGCTTTTCGGCAAGCGCCCAAAGATTCGTGGCCAGTTCAGGGTATTTCTGGACATACTCCGTCACGAACTCGGAGCCCATCGCACCAAGAGTGCGCACGACGGTATCCCGGAAGTTTGCCGACTTGAAAATCCCCATGAAACGGTCAAGGCCGATTTTTTCCAGAGGTGCCTGCATAGTGGCATTGGCCAAGCCGGAAATGAGCGCACGCTGCGGAGAGACGCCCTGGTCACGCAATTCGGCATAGCTGCCGCCTGCGATCTGAACACCCATCAGGGACAGGGCCGCGACAGGGTTCGACAGGGCAGCCATGATGTTGCCAGCCTGCTGCGGGACAGAGCGCACGAAGTCGTAGCCAAACTGGCCAAGCCATGTGTCGCCCTTCACCTCTTCAGGACGCGCCCACTTGACCCACTCCTGGGCAGATTGCAGGGCCTTGGAAGGCACACTACCTGCGCCGAAGAGGTTGTCAGAGAGCCCCTGGGCAGTGCCAAGCAGCGAACGGTTGAAGTCTGCAGCGCCATGCACGAGCTGTCGCCCCATGTCCTGGACATCATCCGCGGCCTCGAAGGTAAGCCACTGCATGGCACGGTTCCCGGCGTTGGCCACGGATTCCCCGAAGGCCTTTGCCGAAGCGAACACATTAGACAGGCCGTCCGGATCGTCACGGGCAAGGGCAGCATTCTCTTTGCGCTGCTCCGCCCAGCGTGCGAACAACTCTTCCTCGCTGATACGCCGGAACGTCATTTCCTGCCGGGCGCGGGCTGGGTCAGCCTCGACGACGCCAGAGGGGAGAGCCAGGGCCTTGCCAAGCGCAGAAGTCTCCCCGACCTGCTGAGAGGTCAGGCCTTCGGCAGAGGTCAGCGCAGCGCGTACACGGTTCTGTCCCATTTCCATTTCATCAAAGACACTGGCCATTATTCACCCCCATCAGGGGGCATCGGCAGCCCCATGATGATTGCTTTCTTGTATTCCTTCATTGCCCTGCCAGTGACAGGGAGCCCCTTGTTTCTCAAGATGGGTTCGATCTGCTCCCGGTCATCATCCGTGAGGTCAGGCAGCCACTGGCCGTAGCTCTTGTCTTCGACAGCCTCGTACAGTTTGTCACCGAACCATGCCCCCTCAACATGGCCGTCCATGATGAGATTGGAAATGATCTTCCGCATCTCTACTTCAGAAGGCACCTTGCCGTCGGGAATGAATTTGACCACGGAATCATAGAAGCCATCCGGCATATTACTCTTGCCAGACAGCTTTTTGTAGAGCGTATCCACGGAGGACAGCGACGCGCCCTTGAGCTTTCCGCCCTGCTCAAGGTATGTCCTCGCGGCATTGATTTGCGTGTCGGTCATGCGCGCGTTGACGCCGGCCACTTCGATCTGCTGCACGGTGGTAATTTCTCCAAGGTCAATTCCCCGACGGATTTCATCCAGAGCCGCACGGTTTTCCGGCGTATCTTCGACCTTGCCGTAAGCCATCTTCATGGCGTCCTCTCGTTTGCCGGCAGGGATCTTGAACTCATCCATGAGGCGTTCTGCATTGATGGGGTCAACATTATCTGCCTTGACCTTTGCGGCAAAGTTCTTCATCGCCAACGCAGTTTGGGCTTTTTCCTTGGCCTCAAGGAACGTGAGCTGCGCGCCAACAAGGCTTGCAGCCGCGGCCCTCACCTCTGGGGCTTCCACATCCGAAAGCATATTCATTGCCGCCGCTTCGCGCTCCTCAAGCGGAAGCCCCTGTACCTGAGACGTGATACTGGAAAGCAGGGAAAGCGCTGCCTCCTTCTGTTGCTTACCTTCTGCGTTTTCAATGGTTCTGTTCAGGGCGTACAGGTCGCTGATATCCATGACACCACGCCGCCCCGGAGCCGTCTGCTCTTTGAACCCTTCCGGCATCTTCCCCGTGGACAGCATCCCGCTGATCTGCTCCGCAGAGAACTTCTTGCCCACCGGACTTTCGGCCATGGCCATGCCCTTCATCAGCCGGCCAGCTTTGACTGGATCGTTGACATCCAGCGGCTTGTCCGGGTCAACGCCAGCCGCCTTCAACGTCGCCGCATACCTGCCGAGGTCATTACCGTCAGAGGCCGGCGCCCACTTTGAGATCATCTGCCGCGGCGTGGTCAGACCATCGCGGTTCTGGTATTTCTTGAGCTGATCCCATGCGCCCTGGAATCCTTCGGCGTAGCTGCCGAACACACGGAAGTCCGCGCGCCCGCCGCTGTTCGCTCCGGGCCGCTTGAGATTCAGCGGATTTTTGAAGTCTTCCGCAATCGTGCCGCCACTGCCTGGGATACCGGCGACGACCTGTCGTGCGCCCTCAATATCCCCCTGCATGAGGCGGGCCGTGACCTGCTCCGTGGTCACCTCTTTCCACATCTTGCGCTCAGCCTCGTGGAACTTCCCCTGAACAAACTCAGGGCTCCAGCCATTGCGCTTGCCCATCTGCTCAAGAGCAGCCTTGATGGCACCGGCGCTTTCCGCCATGCGGGAAGGGTCTGCAAGAGCCTGCTGTTGCGCTGTGGCAATCGTGCCCTTGTCCACGGAATCCTGCCATTCCCGTTCCTCGGTCATGGCCTTTTTCATGCCCCAGGCATTCAGCCTGGCGTCCGTTTCCGCGGCTGCCACGTCAAAGAAGCGGCGGGCAGGTTCGCCCAGGTCTTCCGTCAGTCTGGCCTTGGCCTCCTTCTGCCAGGCGCCAAGCTGCATCTGGACACCTTCCTCGCCGAGGGCATTGCTCCCCTTGAGCGATTCCAGGGCCGCCTGCTTCTCCATGGCCTCCTGCTGGTATTTGTTGTAGGCCTCCTGCGCCTTCGTCTTCTGGTAGTCCATGTAGAGGGCTTCACCGGCAATAGAAGCCTTCGTCACCGCCTTGCCGAAGTCGGCAAGCTGTGCGCCGGTCATATCCGTCTGGATTCTGGCGGCAGCGTCAGAGAGCGGAGCGAGACGGCCAGAAGCCCCCGTGCCTGCGACGTAAGTTCTTTTCCCCCCCTGGTACTCAGGGACGTTTCCCGCCGGTTTTTCCGGCACACGCATGATTGCCATATGCTCCCCCTACTTGGGCCACTTGATGCCTGATCCCCAGACGCTCTTTTTAAGGACGGAAGAGGCAGACTTGCCGCCAAACTTCAAGCCCGTGGACGCACTGCCAACGCCCCAAAGATCCTTGCCGAAGCCCATGCCCACCTGAGTAAGGCCGCCAAGCAGGGAAGTGCCACCGGCAAGCCATGGGCTCATGCTGTTGGCCTGGGACTTGTACGCCGCAGCCTGTGCCCCAAACTGCCCTGCCTGATTGCCGTAGTTCCATGCTTCCAGCTTTCGGTTGTAGGCCGCGTCCAGGCCTTGCTGGTAAGCGTTGAGCGCGTCAACCTCGCCTTTCTCCGCAGTCTCCAGCGTCCAGTCCAGCGTCCCGCCAAGGTCAACCTGGGCGCCGGAAGCGCCCGCGGCTGCGCGCTGCTGACCAATGATCCGGGCAGCCTCCTGCCGCGTCCGCAGCTTGTCCTCATAGCCCTGCCGTGCTTCCTTCCGCGCCTGCTCTTCTGCAAGCTGCTGGTTCTGGAGAGCGATATCCTGATTTGCGCGGGCCACCTCCGCCTGTGCCCTGGCCTGCTGCTGCTGGGCCTGGGCCTGCCTGAATGATCCGTATGCGCTGGCCATGGCACCGGCAATGCCGATGATGGCCATGGTGGTTGTACCGATTGCCATTACTTCAACCCTTTGTAGAAGATCGTTTCCGTGTGCTTCGCTCCAAGCCGCCGATACAGCGCGTCACAGGGACGGGAAGCAGGAGAGTTGTAGCAGACTCCAGCGGCCCCAGCGTCCCGCAGCCCGCCCTCCGCATAGCGCAGGAGAGACAGGGCCGTCCACCCCTGCCGTGCTTCCTTGTCCAGATAGAGGCCGGCCAAAGACGCCACGATCTGGCCGCCCATCTGTGGGTTCGGCGACAGGAGGAAGGCAGCATAGCCCACCATGCGCCCGCTGTCGTCACGGGCCACGGCAAGATGCAGCAGGCCCAGGGCGTCAAGCTGTCGGAAGCCGTCAAGATCCCCGCCGTTGTCCCCGTACATGGACGCTTCCGTCTCAGCCCAATGCGCATCATAAAGCGCAGGGACTTCCGCGGCTATGCCAGCCCAGGATTCTGTCGAGAAATTCACCATGCGCTATGCCTCCCCAAAATCAATGTCCAGCACCATGGCCACAATATGCATGGGCAGCGCCCGGCGCTGTACCACACAGATGCTTGTCTCTGATCGCTGGGGCGTGTTCGGATTGCAGGTGAGGTCACCGCTGAAAGGTTCACACGGTTCGCCCCAGACGGCAGGAACGAAAGGCAGGTCATAGAGCAAACTGTCGTCAGACCCGTACTGCCCGCCCACGCTGCGATGCAGGCGCAGAGAGCAGACGGCATACCCGCGCAGCTTGCCCAGCGTCGTGCCCTTTTCCGTATCCGCTTCGACCGGCATAGGTTCAATCACGGAGACGTAGGGGATGCCCACGCTGATCTTCTTCACAGGGTACGGGACTTTCACCTTTCCGCCGGCCACGGTCAGATCCTCAACAGGAGAACCGCCAGCGAGGATGGAAACTTTCCGCCCTTCAAGATGGTCAAGGCCATCCCATTCCGTCTTCGGCGTTTCGCTTTCCATGGTCAGGCCGCAGTCAACGAAGTATGCGTCCTCGATGCCTTCCGTATCCGCCCATTCGTCCGCCATGCGCTCAAGGTAGTATTTTCCAGCCCGGCGCGTCACCAGCATCAGCACGTCCGATTTCTCGCCGGAAATGGTGGCCACGCTCACAACATCCCCGTCGATGGGATGGCGGCTCCAGCCCCAAATATCATGCTCCTTGAGGTAGATCAGGGCCAGCAACAGGCCGTCATCACGCACGACCCAAATCACGGATCCCGGCGTCTGCTGGTAGGCCCACTGCTTGAGCGCATGGCCATCAAACAGATGCGGGGCCATGATGGACAGGTCATTGCCTGAGTAGCCGTCCTTCTCCAGAGAGTAGAACAGGTCACGCACCTTTGCGCCGTGGCGCTGCACATGCAGGATGGAATTGCCTACGATGATCGGCGCCAGGGGAGAGCTTCCCCAATAGGACTGTGATGTGATCTTGACGCTTTTGGCCGTGACCACACCGCTTTCGCCCGTCGCCTTGTATTCTGCCCCAGCCGTGCCGATGAGCAGATCCCCGAAGCTGGCGGCCCAGGCTATGGCGTCGATGCTGCCGGATGCCAGCACATATTCCACAGGGTCATCTTCCTGCAGGGGGCGTGATTTGCGGAAGTTCTCGAAGTCCCCGACGCGAGACATGTAGAATGCTTGCGGCTCCGTCTTTGTGCCGCCAAGCACCATCCGCTGCTGATGGAAGGCCACGGTCACAGGATTGTTCCCATCCTTGAACGGATCCCAGTCCTCGCGCGGCGTATCAGATGTGTCGGCTTCGTAGTTCTGATCCGTGAAGCTGGTTGCTTTTGTCACACCAATGAATCCGTAATACCCGGCAGCCTCACGATAAATATTGTACTCCTCTGCCCCGGCAACAGCGTTCCAAGTAATTGAACAGCTTTCACCCACAACCCAATCCGTCGGGAATTTTCCTGCGGCATCTTCGCCAGCTTCTGACGGCAAAGACTGTTTGCCTTTGGCATCGACGGCTACGACTTTGTAGCGCAGAGGATAGTCGTTCGCCGTGGGTTCAACGACCTTGAACTTCACCGTCGGCTTCTCAGGCGCCGGAAGAGAAGTATTCAGCGCCACAGTTTTCAGCCCCCAAGTGTACGCCCCAGGGCTTCCGAGACGCTCTACCTTGTGCAGCGGATACTTGGGATGGGCCAGGTACACCACGTCGCCCACCTGGGCATAGGACAGAGCGTACAGGTCTTCAGCGGCATATGGCGTAGCGACTTCCGCAGCCTGCATGGCCGATTCACTGGCCACGCGCATCTTGCCGGATGAGAAGATCAGGACGAAGTTCTGTTCAGGCTCGACCGAGAACCGGAACGGGATCAGAACAGAGAAGCCGTCCAGCGTCCCGACATAGCGCGTGCCGGGCCTGCGCTTCACGTCACCATGCAGTCCGGGCAGGAAGTTCTCCATGCGCCGGGCACAGTGCGAGAACCTGCTCAGATCATAGCGGCCGGAAAGCGTCGGGGAAATTTCCCCGCCCGTGAAATTGTTGTAGGCTTTTTTGATGCCCATAGCGCACCTCCTGTCCCGCAATCTATCAGGGGCCGGAACAAATAAAAAGCCCCGCACGGGGCGGGGGCTTTTTTGCGTTTTATGGCTATGGCTACTGGCCTTCTTCCTGCATCTTCTTGAACAGATTCACGAAGTAAATCTGACCACGGCCCGTTACCTTCGTTGTCCTGGTAATGTGGCATTCACCGCTGGAACCGATGCGCGTACCTTCCTTTATCTCCATCCACCCGGCTTCGATGCAGCGTTGCGTGGGCATGTTCTTCGCGCTGCCGCTCTTGTGCAGGTAGCCATTGGCCCGCAGCCAGTCAAAGAAACGATTCTGGCCCATGTCATAGCCAGTAGCCTGCTTGATGAGCTTCGCCATTTCACCGATGAGGATAGAGGTCTTCGCAACCTCGATGGATTCCGCAAACACCACCTTTGGCCTGTCAGCCGCAGCCTTCACTTCAAGGGCCTGACGCTTTTCCCGTTCTTCCTTGAGATCGGTAGCCAGACGGATGAGTGTATCAGGATTCAACAGCGCCTCCTCCAGCTTGGCCGGGGTCAGGTAGCCGCCGTGCTTGCGGATGGCGGGCAGGACTTCGTGCGTGATCCAGCGCTTGAAAGTCTTGGCCTCTGGTTTGCGGGAACGCAGGATCAGGGAATACAGGCCCGCTTCGGAAACGATGGACATTTCCTGCGCCCCGCCGGGGGTCTGCACAGTATGCAGACCCTTTTCATCATCATCGAGGCCGCGCGCACCGGAAGCAAGGTCAAGTTCCAGGCACTCGCACACGTCCTTTGCCACGAACCACGGTTCACTGGACTGCATGACAACACGAATGCTGCCAAAACCTGCCTGCTCGAATAGGAATCCTCCAAAAAAAATGCGCCCGCCGGGGTGGTTCAGGGCGGACTGGCCACCCTCCCGACAGGCGCAAAAATGAGTTCAATTTTCTGTCCCGAACCACCAAGACAGCAGTAGGATACGGAAGCTAGGGACGCATGTCAAATGCGTCCTTGGCTAGTCATCTTCCTTACCGCGCTTCTTGCCCAGGAAGAGGCAGACACCGGCGAGGAAGACGAAGGCCACGCCATAGACGATGAAGCTGCCAAAGCTGATACTTTCCATAGGAACCTCCTAGATTATTTTAATGTCCAAGCGCAGCACGGGCGCTACGCCAGAAGTTTGAATATATGCGCCGTCCACGGCGTCAGACCTCATTTGCAGGCCATACGCTTCTCCCGCCTTCACCTGCCACTTAATGGGCACAGACTTGTACAGTTTGGGGGCGCTATTCGCCGGAGCACTGAAAACAACAGAGGCATCGGGAACGACCTGAGCCTTGCCGTCATCGAACTTCATAATAACAAACTCGACCTTGTGGTCTCTGTCGTTCTCATTGGCAAGCATGATGGATAGCCGTGCAGATACAGCGCACTCCCTGCCGAACACCAGCACGCCGTTGTCGTCAGGAACCTGGGAACCAGTAATGACATTCTGCTTCCGGTCTATGGTAATCGGTGCGCTGCCGGAGACCATTTTGCCAATAGGAGCCGGGATGAGCGATTTGTTGATGGTATATCGGATGGATGCGTCCCCCGCTGGCTTGTCAAGCTCAAACGTGGCTTTCTGCGTCGGCAAGACAGGCGGCACAAGGTTGTCTACAATCTGGTACGTCGTGAAAGGATCAGTGACCTCGACATCGAAACCAGAGAGCTCAAGAGTCATAGGGCTCTGCGCGTCAATAGGCACGATGCCCGCGCTTATCTTATGCGCCGTCTCGGGAACCACGAAGTCGAGAACATACGTTTTGAACTTCCCTGTCGGCTGTTCCTCGATGAAACTGTCAGAGATTTTCGTCCAGCCCTGCGCCCAGACAATGGCTATATTGTCTCTGCGCTCGATACGCTTTTTGGCGTCCGCTGTTTTATCACCGGCGAGAGCTACCAGCTTGAAAGCGTCATTCGGGTCAGCGAGCATTACCCTGGCGCGCAAAGACCGGCCATGGAGACTGTACACATCGTCTTCGTGAAGCGTGTGGCCAAGAAAGAAGTCAGCGATGTTGCCATTGTCGGAAATGGTCACCACCTTGTTACTGATCTTTCCCTTTATTTCCGTAACGTTGTCCAGCTCCCAGCCGTCCGCGCCAAGCATTCCAGTGCGTGCCGGAACGACCGCTTCCGCCTCGTTTCGGCTGAGACCGAAGGCAATGTTTGCCACAGAGCTGAAGTACTTCTTTTCGACCAGTATGCGCTCATTGAAGTCAGCCTCATAAGCGAGCTGCGCGAGGCCAGTATGTGACTTATTGGTGAGCGCCTGTGCCATGATGCAGGTGCCTCCACGAACACGCCCGGCCAGCATCACGCCGTCACTCTGCGCATTGTGAGAGACAGAAATGCCTACTGTGGCCATACCAGCGAACAAACAGACCCCCTCAAGGATGATGGGCGCAATAGGCTCACCTGCCTTGACGGTCACAGTCTTTGACAGCAAGCGGCCGTTCACATCTTCCACAATCTTGTCCGCGGACGCTTCCGGCTGCGTATGTTCCCACAGCCTGACGGTAAGCTGGAAGTCTTCCACAGGGATCTGGTCTAATGCGATATGCGCTACCAGAAGAAAAGCCGTGCCGCCAGTAACGCTCGGATCATCCATGGTAACGTCCTGCAAGGTGAGGCCCTTGTTTATCTCGTCAAGAGACAGGAAAGCTCCGCCAGAAACAAGTAGCTCATCGCAATACACCTTCCCGGCATGGGTGGAATCCTCAGGCCGCCCGACCACCTCGACATCCTGAGACAGCGCAGCGTAGATGCCCGGAGCCTGGTCGCTTTGTACCATGGAAGCCGGATCGATCATGAGAGAAAGGACGCCGTTCTTTATACGGCCCTGCACCGGAGGCACAACGACAATCTCTGTCACGTCCTCGCCGTTGAACTGCACAGGAGACGACATGGGAAAGGCCGCAGCCTCATTGTTCAGGATGACCCAACGGCTTTCGGCAACGGCGGAGCGCAGGCTGACGGACTCTCCGGGGAGAAGCGTATAAGAAGTGGCGTCTCCGATGGTATCGCTCTCTCCACCGGGAACAAGCGTGACCTGTCCAGATGTTTTGCTGTTGCGTACATATACTTCCATGCCGTCACGTTCGTTCGTGATGTTCGGAAGCATCTGCTGCACATCGCCCGCGCCCGTGAACTCATGCGCCCACGCCGTCATGCCCACAGGAGGGACAAGAACAGCGTCCTCGCTGCTCGTGTAACGACTATTGGTAAGTCCGCTGATAGCACCCGCTGTGAGCGCATCAGCCGTTCCCCCGACCCACTCAATACCGTCCACGATAGCTGCGCCATCACGCTTAAAGTCGAGGCTCCCGGGGTCTCCTTTGTCTCCCTTGGGGCCAGCGGGGCCCGTCGCACCTGTGGCACCTGTCAACCCCTGAATGCCCTGCGGGCCAGTGGCGCCGGTGTCCCCTTTGTCACCCTTGGAGCCGGGGACGCCAGAGCCCCCGCCACCCTTCAACATGGCGTCTGCGATTTTCGTGATGCTCATTTCACTTCCTCCCACTGCCACAGGCCCTGGGTATCGGGATTCCAGACACATGCGGGCATGTCGGCTTTTGCGAGATACAGCTTACCGTTGAAGCGGTAGTAGAGGCCATTCTCCACGTCCATTCCATAGATGAACGGAATCGGGTTGTCCTGGGTGCCTTGCGGTTCATCTCCGCTGTCGGGATCTACGGACAGCGGGCGGTATACAGCCAACATTCCCGCGGAGTCAGGCGGCTGATTTTCCACAGAGGTAACGTCATTGACAACTTCGTAGACGATGCCATTGTGGACAAGACGATAGCCGCTTGCATAGGTCTGACCGGCGGCCCATTCTGTGAACAGCCCGGCTTTGGCGAAGGTGGCGAACTCGGCGGCGGCGAAGGCGCTCGTCTGTACCATGCCCGCCTGCATCCGGGCCATGAGGATGCTGCGCGACTGCGCCCTGGCCTCGGCTACGGCCTGCGCGGCCAGCTCCTCGTCAGTGGGAGCGTGCAGATTCTCCCACTCAGACTCAGTAAAATATCCGTCAGGCTTTTCATCCCACATTTCCGCGTTGCCATTAGGGCTATAATAAACAGCCATATTTACCTCCGTGTTACTCGGTATATCGCACGATGATAGCACCAGCGGCCCCAGCTCCGCCTGCACCGCCAGCTGCACCCACGCCGTATGCTCCTGCTCCACCACCGCCGCCGCCACCGGCGCCGTAGCCTATACCACCAGCGCCACCAGAACCCGCTGTATATACCCCGCCGCCGCCAGAGCCACCCGAACCGTTATTAGCTTTCACGTTTGTGAGATAGCCTGGGGCGCCTGCTCCACCATCGCCACCTTTTCTGGTAGCCCCATTAGAGCCGCTGCCACCTTCATTAATTCCGGGCGCCCCAGTGCCGTTTGATCCAGCAGAAGCATTATTGCCCGCAAATCCAGAAGAGCCGCCTTTTGACGTTACATATGTTCCAAAAGAAGATTCGCCGCCAGGTCCGCCAACGGTAATGGGGACTACAGTACCCGCACTCAGTGTAACGAGGACGGTCTTTATAAAACCACTTCCGCCGCCGCCTCCTCCGCCACCATTACTATTTTGTCCAGAATTGCCTACACTTTCTCCTCCAGTTCCTCCTTTACCTCCGCCACCGATACAAGTGATGGAATACACGCCAGACACAGGTGCCTGCCAGTCAGCGTCACTGGAGGTAAAAAAGATTTCTTTATTGAAATTGCTGGCAGGAGAATTAGCTTTGTTCAACGCCTCTTCTGCTGTTTCTTTTGCGGCATCCGCAGCCGTCTGGGCTTCGCTGGCGGCGGTCGCGGCGGCGACCCCCTTGTCGTATGCGGTCTTTACCGCTATGGCCGTAGCAGCCAGAGTGGTGCTGGTGGAATTGATGGCGGAGGAGAGCTGCACCACGCCCTTGGCAGAAGTGGACGCACTGGCGACGCTGAGGGTCCCGTCGGCAGCAACAGAGAGGTTCGTGCCGACCTTCACTTTACCGGCTACCGTAGAGGTAGCCACAGGAACAATAGCAGATGAACCGGCAGGGCCTCGCAGATCCACAGCCTGCCCCCACGAGCCGTCGGGCTCCTTGAAGCGCAGAGCTGTCCCCTGCCATTCATGCTCCGGCGGCAGGCCATCAGAGCCATCCTTTCCCGGAGCTCCCGTCGCGCCGGTGTTTCCCTTCGGGCCGGGGTCGCCTTTCGCGCCCTTCTCACCCTGCGGCCCCTGCGGTCCTTCCGCCCCCTGGATTCCTGGGTTGCCCTTGGGGCCAGCAGGGCCCGTCGCACCTGTGGCACCTGTCAACCCCTGAATGCCCTGCGGGCCAGTATCGCCGGTGTCCCCTTTTTCCCCCTGAATCCCCTGTGGGCCTTGCGGGCCAGTGTCTCCTGGGTCGCCCTTTGCGCCGTCAGCACCGGCAGGCCCTTGGATTCCCTGCAATCCGCGCTCGCCTTGCGGGCCTTTGGCCCCGATCTTCACCCAGAACGTGCTGGAATTATCCTGCGGAGCCGTGCCAGCAGGCGCATCCTTTACGCACTCCCAGACCTCTCCGTTCAGCGTCACACGGTCAAGCACGGCATACGCTTTCGCGCTGCTGTATTCGCCCTGAAAGACAGGGCGCACCCTGCCAAGCGTCATGCTAGGCATATGTCACCTCCAGTTCGCCATTTTCATTGATCTTGTATGTGGCATCTGGGGCAGTCTGCCCCGTGTAGTTGAGGATCAAGTTCCCGCTGCCATCCACAGCAAACTGGATGAACTGAGCATCCAGCGCTGTGGTAATATCGCCGGCCTCCCCCTTCGGCCCCTGCGGGCCAGGCTCTCCTGGTTCTCCCTTTTCCCCCTTCTCACCTTGCAATCCTTGAGGCCCCTGCGGGCCGCGTGCACCAGTATCGCCAGTGTCGCCTTTCGGCCCGGTCAAGCCCTGGTCGCCCTTTTCGCCTTTTACGCCTTGAGGGCCACGCGCACCGGTATCGCCGGTGTCGCCTTTCACCCCAGCAGGGCCGGGAATGCCTTGGATACCCTGCGGGCCAGGCTCTCCTGGTTCTCCCTGGATTCCCTGCAAACCGCGTGCTCCTTCCTGCCCCTTCGGGCCTTCTGGGCCGCGTTCACCGGGGTCACCCTTGGCACCGGCAGGGCCAGTGCCGCCGGTATCACCCTTCTCGCCTTTGGCACCGGGAAGGCCGCGGGGGATGCCGAAGAAGAAGCGTAGGGCGTCGGAATCGAAACGGCACGTCGCAGCCTCGCCGGGTTCCAGCGTGCTGGCTTCGGCGGTCAGGGCGGAGATATCGAGGTAGGTATCTTCGATGCGTTTGACCAGCTCTTGGATCTTCGCAATCTGCACGTCACCTTCCGCGTCGATCTTCGCAATCTGCACGTCACCTTCCGCGTCGATCTTCGCAATGCCCTTTTCCACCACGGCGCGGATATCAGGGTTTGCGAAGCTCAGGCTGGAGATACCCCACACCCGCAGGCCTGCGCCTGGGTTGCTGGCGAAGCGGATGCGATTCTTTCCGATGATGGTATAGGCTTTGTCAGGTTCCTGCACCACGCCGCCCAGGGAGAGAAGAAGATTGTTGGCGTCGGGATCAAGGATAATGTCCTCGCCAACCTCGTATTCCACGACGCCAGCCTTGGTGGTAAACGGCTCGATGGTCTGGGCGAAGAGATTGGCCATGGCCTGATTCACGGCAGCGACTGCCTGCTGCATGTACTTGTAGGCGACGAGAATGTCCTCGGCCATCTGCTCCGGCGTCCTGTCATCTGTGGGCGGAACGATGACGGCGCGTTCCAGGGCCTCAAGGAGCTGCTGCCGTTCGGCACACGCCATATCAAGTGCGTCTTCGAGGACTTGAGGATCGAAGCGCGTGCCGGAAAGCAGATCAACCCCCTGCGTGAACGGCATGTCACGCAGGATGGCCAGCTTCCAGCCAGAGGGCAGCGGAGCGCCGTCTTTGCGATACGTCACCGTGCCGCCGGTATCAGTCAGCGTTGCCGTCCAACCTGTGGCCGGCAGGGATGCACCGTCCGGGCCGGTGATGGTGACGGACAGCTCCGAGGTACCCCAGACCCGGAAGTCAAAGGGGAAGTCCGTGGTGGCGCCATTGCCGTTGAATACGGCTTTGGACACCTTGCTTTGCATGGTCATCGCCAGTAGTCCTCCGCACACCCGCTGCGGGCCGTGATCCACGGATCCTCACGCTTCGGGGGGTTGTTGTCGTTCGTGTTGCCGTCATAGGCCGCGGGAAGCGCCAACTGGTAACGCTGTTCCAGCTCTTGAACCTTCGCACCGTTGTTTTTCAGCAACGGGCCTGCAATCTCACAGGCAAGGCGCAAGGACATGGCCTTCACGAAAGCGTCGTCCCAGCGGCTCACGTCTTCCACGTCCACCGTGTAGTCAGCCACGGCCTGGGGAATATCGCTCAGGATAAGCGGCGTCCCGTCAGTCATAGATACCAGCAACCAGCGCGGCTTGCCAGTCCTGTCACCGTCCGTCGCCACGCGATGCAGGCGGAGGAACTTGTCCGGCACCGTGTACGCATAGCGCCATTCTCTGGCGTACAGCTCCGGCACGTCCTTTTCCGCCAGGCGCGCCCGACGCTGCGCCCAGCGCCACGGATAGCCGCGGAGGGCAGCCCGGCGGGCAACGTCCCAATACAGGCCGCACTGGATGGCCTCCGGCGTGCGCTCCGTCTCACTGGCCACAGTGCGCGTGCCCAGGTAGCCCAGCGCCATGTTCCAGATCTGGATTTTACTTGTCATGCCACCTCCCAAAAGGAAAGGGGCGAGGGCTTACCCCCGCCCCTGTAGGCTATTCGGTCACGCTGTCCGCCTTGCGGCGGCGGCCCCGCTTGCTGGCCTTCGCAGGTTCTTCCTGCTGGGCCTGCTGGGCTTCATCGTTTTCAGGTTCGTCATCAATTTCTTCCGCCTCCTGTTCGGGGTCTTCCTTGGGCACGGGCTCCGGCACAGGCACGGGGTCGGGTTCCAGCGGGATCATGTAGTCTTCGGGCTGTCCGGGCCAGTCGAACTCGTCACCGGACTGATGCAGCACGCCGCGGATGAAGCACTCTTCGGTGCAGCGCACGCGCATGGTTAGCCCTCGACCTTGCCCTTGTCGATGTACTGGCCGGCAACCTGCGGAAGTTCGTCTTCACGCATCACAGCGGCGAACATCTTGCCGCCGGTGCCCACGGTGCCGGAGACGTTCAGACGAATCCAGGGCTTGGTGACGCCGGGAGGCAGGAAGCGGATGGGCGCACGCTTGCCCACGGCCATGTCGGCGTCGGCGGTCAGCGTAATGGCCACACCGGGGACTTCCTGATAGCTGCCACCCTTCTTGTCAGCCTGTTTGATCTTGATGACCACGCTGGAAGCGCTGGAAGGCTTGGCCGTGAATTTGACCATCAGGGGAATGGGCTCTTCGCGGCCGGGGATCAGGAACGAGGTCAGACCCACTTCGGGGCCATCCTTGGCGGCCAGGGCTTCGTCCCACAGGACGTTATGGCTGTCGATGATGGACATATCGCACCTCCTTACGCAAGGGCGGATTCGGTGGAGAGAATGGCGTCACACTGGCGGATGGGACGGCCATGCAGGACGGGAACGCCCTTGCTGCCGAAGAACTCGCCGTAGCTCAGGTGGACACCCTTCGGGTCAATGGCCTGCATTTCCAGGGCGGTCAGCACGTCCTGGTTGGCGTACCAGATGGCCTTGCCGCGCATCATTTCGGGCATCATGTTCTTGGCCTTGATGGTGAGCTTCTGCAGGTCAACAAAGCCGGATTCGCCGTAGCCGAGGCCCAGCTTGGTGGTGTCGATGTTGGCGATACGCACCACGGCGCGCCAGTCGCGCACGGTCAGACCACAGCGCCAGTTGTACTTGTCGCCAAGACACTGGAACTTGCGGCCATCGTCGTCGTTGGTCATGTACTTTCCCATGTCTTCATGCTCGAAGCCGCCCTTGCTGCCCTTCGGATAGAGACCGTGGACGGTCTGTGCCCCCCAGCACACCAGCCACATGGACGTACATTTGGCACCGGTGCCTTCAGCACCGACCACATGCGGGGAGGTCTTGCCGGGGTAACGCATGGAAAGGCCGTTGAACTCGTCCGGGGTCACATTGCTGTCGCCATAGAACATGGTCTTGGCCACCTTCTGGCGCATGGCTTCGGTGAAGGCCTTGGACTCGCTCATGCGGAAGGCGTTCAGCTTGTCGCCGTAGAGGCGCGTTTCTTCCACGTCCAGTTCCATGAGGGCTTCAAGGATGCCGCAGCCTTCCTTAACCTGGCTCCACTGGGACTTGCTGGGCGGCGTACCCTGATACAGGCGGCGCCAGTAGACTTCCGGCAGGCCGGTGCGGATGCGCGTCAGATGGCCGTCAGACTGGTTCGATTCCATCCACGGCACGTCAGACAGAATATCATTGGTCTGGTTCATCAGTTCAATGATATCGCCGGCGGCCTGCCCCTTGTAGAAGTCTTCCAGCTCGGCGAGGGTGGCCACAAGGCCAAGGGACTTACTCACAGCCATGTCACACCTCCTTCAGTGTGCTATTTTTTCGCATACAGGCGATCTTCCAGCGGAGTTTCACCGCCGGAAGTGCCAGCACGCAGAACATTGTCTTCGCCCATGTCGGCGCCGATGCGGGCCAGCAGCCTGACCAGGGTGGGGTGGCTGCCGTAGCCAGTCTGACGCAGCAGCTCCACAGCCTCGCCCGTGGGGTCATAGGCTTTCAGGGCCTTGCGGGCATTGGTGACGGTCTTGTCCCAATTCTGGCCGCCGAACTCCTTGTCGGCGTACAACTCGTCGCGCCACTCCTGATCCATCTGCGCCATGCGCTGCGGCAGGTCGGCGCGTTCCTTGGCGTGCTGGTCGCGGATCTTTTCAGCCTGTTCCTTGTTCAGGCCGACCGTCTTCGCCCACTTCTCCAGCCGTTCCAGGTCTTCGCCTTCCAGGCCAGTTTCCCCGGCTTCCAGCTTCCAGTCATCGCCGCCATCGGTGGGCTTGGCTTCGGGCTTGGGGGCAGTGCCTTCGCCCTCGCCGTCCAGCAGGCCACCAGCCGCGGGGGGCGTGGTGCCGCCGTCGCCCTGGTTGTCAGCAGGGGAGGGTTCATTCACCGGCGCGCCACCTTCCGTGGTCACGCCGTCGTTGGTTTCATCAGCCATTGTTTACTCCTTTTCCAGCAGGCTGCCGATGATGCCGGCCTCTTGCGCAAGCGCCATGATTTCAGCACCGATAGAGCGTTTCCCTTCCCTGTACGCGGCAAGGGATGGATTGTCCACATAGCCAGACTGACAGATTCCGGACTGTTGCACAAGCCAGCGCAGCAGCTCACGCGCGCCGGGGTCATTACGCAGCAGCCGCCCCACGGTCTTCACGCGGTCATTCTGCTGCGCCTGCATGATCTGGCCTCTCGATTCCATATCCATTACAGACCTCCCAGACCACCGATCAGAGCGCTGAGGGCCGTCTCACCGTCCGGGCCTGTCGGTGCCTGTCCCAGGTTCTTTGCCGCTGCCGCCGCGCCTTCCATCGTCTGCATGGACGCGGCCGCTTCGGCTTGGGCCTGTGCCTGCGCCTGAGCCTGTGCCCGCTGTTGCCGCATGGCGTCGCGGGCTTTCTCGTCGCGGAAGATGGACTGAGGCGCGCCAAGGTTCTCGGCGTAGGTCTTGATAAGGCTGTCGGGGTCGAAGTTGTCCAGTATCTCAGGCATAGCGCCTGCCATGTTCGCGGCAAACGCCATAATCTGGTCAGTGCTGGACGTGCCTATCATCTTCTGGGCCTGGGCCAGAACGCTGACAAACTCCACACGCAGGGTTTGTCCTGCCATGTCCTGCGGAGCTTCCGGCAGGTAGTCCCATTCCCCCATGAGCTGGAATGTGCGCTCAATGAGAGGTGAGAGCAGCTCCTTGTCCAGCCGCTCAACCACGGGGCCGATGAGGATGAGCTTTTCCTGCTGCTTCGCCTCGATCTCCGTCGCCGTGATCTGGCGCCGGTCATTGTCCAGCAACATGCGGAACAGGTCAGTGTACATGGCCTGCTCGATCTGCTGCCGAATAAGCAGCTTTGCCTGCTCCACAGCCTGCATACTCGCCGCATCTGCCTGGATGATGGGAGTGGCGGCCACAGGCTGGCCAGTGCCAGACCACGAGACATAGTTGCACGCGCCCGGCGTCAGGTCGATGCCGACTTTCTGCAGCTCCGCATTGACGGACAGGGCCGGATCGCTCATGCGATGCCAGCTTTTGATGGACGTGCGCTGCATGGCCTGGAGCATACGGTTGTCGGCCATGGCCTGCATGGCCGGGCTGTAGCCGTACACGTTGCCGTCCCGCAGCTCCCAACGCGGCGCGAACGCAGGGAAGCTCTGGAAGCCAGATTCCCGCACCACTTCCGGCGCCCTGTTGCCGCCCTGCATGAGCAGGTGGACGGACGCCCACGGCATCTGCGTTTTGACCTTCGAGCCCGGAACAGCGTCCTTGCGCGGATAGATGCACTGCACCACCTCGTAGAGGTTCTGCGCCGTTGCGCCTCCCTTCTGCTCAAGCTGCATCCGCATGGATTCCGGCAGCGTGGCCTTGCCGTACTCCTGCGCGAGCTGACGCAGGGTCAGCCAGCGGGAGAACATGAGTGTATCCACCTCGTCCTTCGCGTTCACGTCCAGCACATAGCTGCCGGGCTCCAGCACGCGGAAGTAGAGGCCGTTCGCGTCTGCCGTCTCGACCATGACGCCGGTGCCATAGAGGCCCATGTCCAGGTAGAGGACGTGCAGCGCGTTGTACAGGTTAGACTTGTGGAAGATGTTCTGCATTCGGTCTTCGACGTCCTGCAGCCATCCACCACCCATCTGATCGTTAGTTTCCTCTCCCTGGAAACGCAGTCTGAACCATGGCCGGGCCGGGCTGGTCATGCCACCCTGCATCCCCGCGGCAAGCGTCCGAGTAGCCTGGACGCCACAGGTCTCCAAGATCTTGTCATTGAGGATAGCCTGGCGCGTGGCAATGTCGCGGGCCTGGCCTGGCCGGTATCCGTAGGGGGAGAAGGCCTCCGCCACGGAATCCCATGCAGTGATCCAGTTCTGCCGCTCGCTTTTCAGCGTCTCGTATCGGCGCGCCAGTTCCCCGGCCAGCTCACTCATGACGCTACCCGCCGAGGATGGAGCCGCCGCCACCGCCGCCGGACAGCGGAGACTGAGACGTGAGGATGGACGAACGCAGGCCCGCGGCCTTGTTCGCCTTTTCCTTCTGATTTTCACGGGCCGCCGTGGCCGCCTCGCTCACGCTCTTGGTCGCGAGCTGGGCCTTCGGGGCCGGGGGAGGAGTGTAGGAGGGCGTGCCGCCCTTACCACCGCCGCCACCACCCATGTTACACCTCCTTGAGGTTACAGATGATCAATACCCCATCACAGACGCGATTGTTGTGATGGGCAAGGATGCAAGCGCCGGGCACGATGCCCGCCATCTTGTACCCCACATTCAGAGCAAAGCGCCACGCATGGCGGTATGGCTTCGGAGTCAACCCCATGAGGGAATGCATACCGCCGTCGCGCAGCGCCGTAAGCCATTCATACGCCAGCGTTTCGCGCATGTCCATCCCGGCCCGGAAGAAGCAGAAATGGGACAGGGCGCTGTAGCCGGTGTGGTTGTTGAGGATGGCGAAGACCAGGGGCTCACCTTGCAGGGAGAAGGCCGCATAGACCCACTGGTCATCCCGCTGCATCCGCGAGATGAAGTCCAGCTTGCCCATGCTGTGGCAGTCATAGAAAAACGTTTCAAGCAGACCATCGTCCACAAGCTGGTCGTAGAGATCAGCCAGGGACAGCGGCCCGTCGTCGCGGAACGTCACGTTGCCAGGAAGGTGGCACAGCCAGAAATGATCCATTATCGCACCCCCCACACATCATAGTTGGTTTTGGCATGTCGGTGCATTTCCGCAGGCCGGGAGACAGGGGCCGCCAGCGTCAGGGCCAGCGCATCAGCCACGTCCGGGGAGCGCATCAGCCGTTCCTTGATCTCGTCCTTCGGTTCCAGCTTGATCTTGCCCGCATTGTCATAGCAGTAGGTAGGCGCAGACAGCTCGGCTTTAAGCGCCTCGTCTGGGGGCAGCGCGCCGCCAGATTCCAGCCACTCGCGCACCGAGTACCACATTTCGGAGCGGCGGTTGACGAAACGGTCATGCCGCATCGCCCGGCCACCGAACGGCACTTCCATGACGGTGTGGCCGAGCTGGCGCAGGCGGTCAATGACTCCCTGCCCCTGGCCGGCGTCGATGAAAACAGCGTCGGGCCGATGCTCAACGATGGCCGCGGCCACGCGGTCAGCAAGACTCATGTTGTCCATGCCGCGAAGGATGACAGGGGGGAAGCCCACAAGGCCCTGCCGCCTGAAAATGACACTGCTGTCGTCACCGAAGCGAGCCACGTCCACACCAAGCACCACAGGCGCCCGGCTGTACTCGTGGGGCTTGTACGTCCGCCGCATGGCCTCACCGACGAGGTACAGGGGGATCAGCACGTCATCGGAGGACGCGGAGAAATCGCACATCATTTCCTGCCGCCAGACATTCTCTGACAGCTCATGCCGCAGCCGTTCCACCTCGTCAGCGGGCAGGCTGTGCGTCTCAGTGACCGGGAAGGACATGGCGCACCACGTCGTGTCCCCGGCCTGCTGCCGCTCCAGGGCGCGGTAGTACAGCTCCGAGAACACGTTGATGCCCTTGGGCGTACCAATGAAGAGCGCCCATCCCATGCGGTCGGCCAGGGCAGGCTGCACAATCTCTTGCCAGACCTCCGGCTTCATTTGCGCCACTTCGTCCATAACCACGCCGTCATAATAGAGGCCGCGCAGGGCGTCGGGATTGTCGGTGCCGAAAATGCGTATCTTCGCCCCTGACGGCAGCGCAATGGAAAGCTCACTCTCGTTGACGGCACGGCCGGGAAGCGGCTCCGTGTAGTGCTTCAGGTAGTCCCATGCGATTTGCTTTGCCTGATTGCGGAACGGCGCAATATAGGCATATGAGCCACGCTCTTTCTTGCACAGCAGCGCCATTTTTATGAGGTGGTTCACAGCCAGCACCGTCTTTCCGAAACGACGATGGGCCACAACGACAGAGAACCGCGCATGCTCCAGCCGCTCGTGGACTTCCGGGTAGCGCGGCTTGTACGGGATGGTCACGACTGCCATTTGATATCCAGCCCACCAGAAATTTCATTCTCGACCTTGTCCACAGGTTTCTCGCCCACGGTGTCGCGCACCCAGTCGGCCGCCTGCTTATCCCCGGAAGACGCTTTCAGTATCATGGCCTTGCATATGGCCAGACGCGGAGAGACCTTTTCGAGTTCTTCCATAGGTACATCCATAAAGGCTTGCAGCATCAGCTTGAAGCTCTTTTTTTCTGCCCGCGCTTTGCCGGACGCAATGCCGCCGTTTCTGCCTCTTCTTTTTGCTTCTTCGCTGGTTCGCACCGGAGTCAAATCAGATTTCGCCATGTTCTTCCCTTGCCAGTCTTTCACGCTCCCGCTTGTCCTTTTCTTCTGCCCTTGTGCTGAACGTCAGATCATACTCCCACGGAAGCGCTTTTTTGTTCGAGATAGGAACGGTTGTAAGGTTTGTGCCGGAATCAGGATCAGTCTGTCCCTTGTTCTCCGGCTGGTAAAAATTCCTGCGGCAATCATTTTCGCCACGGCTCCACGGACTGCCCGCAATGTCAGGCCGCACTCGTTTGCGATTACCTCTTGCTTTACCGCGATATGGTTTTTCTTCCTGTCGAGGTGCAGCGCAACCATGGTTCCGGCGAACTTTTCCGCGTAACTCATGCCGTCCACTTTGGCAATCGCCCTTATGATAGCTTGACTGTTTGTCATACATGCTAAATCTCACTTTTTAGCCTCACATGATAGGTATGGGGCAGGGCGTGTGAGTGTCGCCTTTTCGGCCCGTCGGCCTATCCCCATGATTGAAAAATCATAGAAATATGGACATGGCAATGCAACGAGAAAAAAAAGGCCCCGCGTTGAACGGAGCTTTCTGTTAGAACAGCCGACTAACCAATGATCCCACGAGACCACCTGCGGACGATATGGCCGCCATGATTGCCATGAGCGTTGCCTTGCTGCCCTCAAGTTTGCCGCGTTCTGCCGCGCAGTTTTCGGCCATGTGAGCAATGCGGTCCTCAACGTCTTTGATTCTGTTCCCGTGCTCTTTCAGAGTGTTGAACAGACCTTCTTTGAGTCTGTCGTTTATGTCATCAAGTATGCCTTCCATTCTGGAAAGCCTGCCCTCGTATCCGAGAAAATTTTCTTCCACGATTACCTCAACAATGCTACAGTGTTTTGATAGGAAGTTAGACAATGACGAAATGCCCTTACTGCGAATCCGACAATCTCGGCATCATCAATATCATGGGAGATAGCTTTGCCGTGGGCTGCAGAGACTTCTGAATGTCCGGCCCACAGTCCTGCACAGAGGGCGGCGCAAGAAACTCATGGGAGGGACTGTGCGCGCGGATGTGTCACCATTGTATATCGAGGCCATGGGGTAAAGCAATGGCCAGACGCATTTCACGCCTGGCCACGAATCACAGCCCTGAAACTCCGGTCACTGAGTAAATCCACGCCGCCAGAGTTCCGGCATCCGAGTCACTCATCCACAGCCCCGGACTTCCTTCCAGTTCCGCCCGTTGCAGACTTTTCAGCACCGGCAGGGGAGGAACTTCCGGGGTTGAGCTGCTGGAGCAGCACCCCTGCAGGATCAGCAGCACAGCGGCGACGGAACTCAGCAGCGCGAGCCGCGTCCAGCTTATCCAGAATGGCAAGCACAACATCCAGGAGCGCGGCGAGGACTGCCGTGAAGGTTTCCACATTATTTCCCCGTGACGGCCTTGACGGCCTGCTTCACTTCGCAGGAATTGCCGTCAGCCTTGGCGCCCTTGTTCTGGCTAAAATGCGCGGCGAGCCCATGCACAATACGATAAAACACGGCATAAAATCCCGTAGTCTGAGATGGCACAGGCATCCACATGGTAGCCACGGCCGCAATGCCACAGACGGAGAGCATGGCAGTCAGCACCAGACCGACCCACGAGGCGTCGGGATTCTGGGAGGACATGGTTTCAAGGGCTTGAAAAATGAGATTGATGATCGTTTCTTCCATGAGGTTCTCACTTGGTAAAAGGTTTCATCATAAATCGGCGCGGAAACCCTGCCCTTTAGGACGGGGAGGAGGCGCCGTTCTCCTTTCTAAGTTGAGTTAAGAAAGTGGTTCGCTTTTCGAGAAGCATCAGCTTTTTGGAACTGATGCCGGCGGAAAGCCGGGCTCCATCCAGCGTTCTGACGTCGAAGCATCCGGCGCCCCAGTTGTGTACCCAACATTCTGACATGAAAGCGCGCACGCCGTCCTGCGCTTCGGGACATCTTCGGCCGCAGCCGATGAAGACGCACTGCGAGAGCGACACTCTTCCTCCAGCTCGGCGCAGAGCCCCGCTAAAAGGCGCCCTTCCGCGGCACGCCTCCCCAGGTACTCCCCACCCCAGCCGTCACGGTCCATGAGAGCGGCGGACGCCTTCGCCCAGTCTCCTTTGCGCATAGCGGAGATGGTCACAGGTCCTCGTCTCTCGGCACCCTTCACGCCGCACTGGTAAACGATGGAGAAGAGAACGCATTGAGCCTGCCACGGTAAGTCCTCATACTGCATAACATGCTCCTTGTGATTCCACCACGGGACGACGACGTCCCCCATATACCCCCGATGCTCGGCCTGAGTAAGTTCTTCCGCCTCCTCCTGCGTCAGCATGAGGGGAGCATTGCGGAGGGCACGGAGGGCCTCCCCCTGCCTCTTCCCGATGTAGGGGCGGACCTTATCCAGAGTGGGGGCAGACACGCCCCACCGGCGGAGCTGCGACACTGTCTGCTGCCCGAGGTCCACGCCGACGCCAATAGTCACACCGGACACGCCCATGGCGCGGTACTCGGTGACGGGCTGGGTGCCGTTGTAGTTGGCCGTGCCGCCGGAGTTCCGGTAGCACGGGATATAGCCGCGGCGGGTCATCTTGCCTTCCACATTTTCGAGCCACTTGAAAATCTTCTCGTATTCAATCGCCATTTCTGTCTCCAAATGATGTGTGCGGATTAGTAGCTGCCTACCTTTTTACCGGAAGCGACAGCTCCTGCCCTCATATCTCCTGCCCGGCATATTCCCATAGCGTCATGCCGAGCGACGTACCGGACGTGTCGGGCAGCTGCTTCAGCCAGTCCAGGGAAGGTGACTCGTCCTTCACCTGTACACCCCTGACCTGCCTGCATCCGACAAACCGGCAGTCACGGCTTCCGCCCTGGCCGCCACCGGTGTAGTCGAGTCCTCTCTCCTGTCCGCTCACCCAGGATGACGGGGAGAAGATGTCTCTGATGCCGCCATCGTTGTAGGCTTCGCCCAGGTGATTGAGGTGATCCACGATCCAGTCTTTGCGGGAAAGACTGTGAGAACGCGAGAACACACAATTTGTGGCAGTCAGGCAGGCGCTGTGATGGGCCCATGCGCCGAAGGTGCGGACATCAAAACATCCCACGCCCCAGTCGTGCACCCAGCACTGGCTCATATCGGCGATAACGCCGTCCTGCACCTCGGGACACCTTCTCCCGCACCTGATGAAGGCGCAGTTTTTGAGAAAGAGAAGCCCTGACTTGTCTTCTGCCGGGTAGTCCCCGTTGCCCCCAAGGATGGCTTTCTTGCAGCCGATGAAGACGCAGCGGTCGATGACCACATGGGCGCCCTTGATGCAGTCGATAGCTTCATCCTGGTCAGCGAGCGGGACGGCGGAGAGGTCGAAGATGCAGTCCTGGATGAGAGTGCCGCCGTCACTTCCCCAGACCTGAATACAGTCTCCGCCAAGGTTGAACGTCGGGGCCGTATAGAGGCCTTCCCGGATTACCCTGCTGTAGCTCATTGCCCCTGCCTTCCAGACTTGCCCATACCGTGCTTAACGCGATCCGCTTCTTCGGCGCGCTTCGCGTCGTTGAAACGGTCAAGGGTGCCGACAAGATACACATGTCGTGGACTGTTACTTGCCCCGTAGGGCCTCCGGCGTTCAGTCTCTGCATTCCGATACGATACCGCCCATCCGCGGATATAAGCGCGGCGCTTTTTCAGCCTTGCCCTGTACTGCTCAGCCTTCCCCCCAAGCCGTGCCGCCAGAAGACGGGAAGCGGCGCAAAGACTGGAAGCTGACATGGTTTCTCCGTTTTTGGTGAGCGTTACGCCCACGCTGATACGGGCATTCCATGCCTGACAGTTGGCTACGCACCTGCTGATGGTCGCTGCACTCAGGGTGCGGTTCTTCATCTGCTGGGAATGGTTCACGTAGCGCAAATTGCTGTAGTGGTTGTTGTGCGAATCGCGGTCGATGTGGTCGACTTCCATGCCTTCCGGGCACGGCCCGAGCCAGCATTCCGCGACAAGACGGTGAATCATATGCCTGCGCACTTTCCTTACCCCGTTCAACGTACAGCTCGTCCACGCAGCGTAATAACCGGGCTGGGAATGGTGCGTGTCGAGCCTGATCGCAATCTGTTTTTTACTTTTCACATTGCGCATGATTCGCCCGTCTTCGCTGATCTCGTACAGGTACTTTAAGGATGGTATTTTCCGAAACTCAAGGTTTGATTCGTTCATCTCTTGATCCCCATGCTGGAATTATTTGATTTCCGGCCCATTTTTGGGCACCACCAGCATGAAGCCGGGAATATCCCGGGCAGCCGGATGTTTACTGGCTCGCCTGTCAGCAACCAGTTATTCTTCTGATGCGCTCGAACTTTACGCCCTTGCCGACAAAACGCATTTTATTCGGTATGCAGATACTTTTCATTTTTTAGCTCCTTCACGATTTTCAAAAGGTGGGAATTGCAGTGCCGGCACATCCGGCCGCAAAGTATACTCCAACCCCGGGCAGCCTCTGTATCATCACCATCTACACTTTCAGGGCCCGACATGCCGCAGGCGGGGCAGGCGACAGTCCGCCCGCCCCCGTCAGTATCCGCCAGGTAGACGTCGGGACAGCCGCAGTAGGGGCAGGAGTGCACGACTAGCTCCCGCCGCTAAAGGCACACATGAGAATAAAGCGGATGTAAAAGAAGCAGAGGCCAAAGAGCCCAAGCTGTCTCAGAATAAAGAAGAGAATATCAAGTATGTCAGACACGCGCATGGTTCCTGCCCCTGTACTTAAAAAGGTCATTCCTCTTTCTTCTTCCAGTCCCGACGGCATCAGCGTCCTACGCTCCCGCTGGAGCGCATTCCTGATGCCGGAACCACTCCTAGATTGGCTGGCAAGTAAAAGGATGCTCACAGCACCAACCCTTGCTTTTTATGCCCACACCAGTGAAGAGGCAGCCGGCTACAGAATCATAGAATACCAAAAATCCCGGTAAGCTGGCCGGCTTACCGAGGCCCATAAAATTTGCCGGAAATCTATCAGGATTCGGCAACCTTGACACAGGATTAAGCAGTCTGGTCAAGCAAGAGACTATGCAATCTCTGCTTATACATAGGCTGCTCATCCCGTCAAGGCTCACAGGGGATCTGTACCCCAAAGGAGCCAGAGAAAGAGTGGTCATGATACTTTACTCCTGTCTACTCTTTTCCCAGTCCCCACGGCAGAAGCGCCACACGACACAGAGCAGGTCAAGCGCCTCATCCATGACGCGCGCCTCCCCCTGATTCTTATTCAGGGCCTGACAGAGTTCCCCGTACTCCTCCCCGATGACGCCTACGCCCTGATATATGCCATCGGAGAAATCGGGGTGCTTTTCTTCCGCGGCTTTCACGCGGTCGGCCAGCTTCACCAGCAGATCACACTCACTTGCCCCCAGCTCAACAGACGTCACGAGTCTGGCTATGCTGCTATTCATTGCCATCCTCCCGGCCCGTCTTCGGGGCTATACCCCCCGGGGCATAGTCCACGCCGCCTACGCGCTCGCATCCGGACATAGCGGCAGCGCACTCCGCTCCGCAGGCCGCATAACCTGCTATGTCTACCCAGTTGTCCGCATGCCTGGGGTTCCCCTCCACGCGGGCGATCTTCAAAAGTACCATCATGGCGGCCACATCCGCGGTGGATATATCGCACCCCGTGTAGCGGCTCCACAGAGCCGCTATAAGGCCGAAGCAGTCTTCAGGGGCCCCGTACTCACGGGCTCTGTCTGTCAGTACGGCCTTGGCCGCATTATCCAAACATTCTTTCCTGGTCATTCGCTACTTCTCCTCTCCCATCTGGTCTGGCATGAAGAGGGTGACAAGCCCGTAGGCTTTAGCTGCATCGTACTCGATCCTGCATCCGCTGGACTCTGGGGCATCCCATCCCGGCATAAAAAGCACGCCGTCGCACGCTGCCATCACCTCCAGAGAGTGCGCGAGATACCACAGAGCCACATTGTCCTCCGAGAAAACAGAGTCAATGACAGTATGCCCACGCTCCTCCAGAAACCGGACGGCCCCCTCTCTCTCTGCGCGGATCTGCTCTATCGTCTTCCCAGCCATAGGCTGCGAAATCATGAATTTCATAAAATCCTCCTGTGGTGGTTATTTCCAAAACGGAAACAACCACAGCATAAAATGGTCATACGTCCTTCCTGCGCAGCTCTTCTGCCTGTTCTCTGGAAAGCCCGAGCCTGTACATCATTCCGTAGACAGACTTGACCGTCCGGCCCATGGCTTTCGCTATCTGCGGGGCCGTGAAGCCACGCCCGTACATGCCGCGAAGACTCTGGACCTGCTCCATAGTCCATGCCTGTGCCGTAAGGCTCGCGGCGGAGGGGATATGGAGCTTGGCACATTTCATTGATACGGCCGGCTCTGTTTTCCCCAGGATGACGGCGATCTCAGCGGCCGTCAGTCCTCTGGCGCGCATCGTCCTTAGTCTCTCGACGGTATCTGCCGGCCACTGGGGACTATCGGTACGGATGGCAGCCGGCACTGTGCGTGGCTTCGGGGGACAGGGAGGGGCTGGCTTGGGGCCCGTTTTCCGGCGCGGCGGCGTCCACTTCCCCGCCTCGATGTTCCGGTTCTTCTCCCTCAGGAGCGCGGCACGCCCCTCGGGGTCAAGGAGGAGCAGGTAGCGGTCCAGCACCTCGTGCACGTCAGCTCCGGGGTGCCGGCTGATATACGTCTCCACTCCGAGCCTTCTCAGCTCGGCGTCACGGTCAGGCGTCCACATGGATGTCACCTCCCAGATACTCGACGATCGAGCGGCGGGCCTCTGCCCATCCACGGCACACGGTGCAGGCGTAGCCCTGAGCCTCGAGAGCGGCCATAGAGCTCTTCTGGGCATCGGATATCCGTCCGCCATGCTGGCGCTTCATCTCGATCCAAAGGCCGTGTGCCTGTCTGGTCGGCACAGCGAGGAAGAGGTCAGGGATACCCACCCGCACCCCCTCGGCCTTGAGGCGGGCTCCGGTGATTGCGGAGCGGTATCCCCCATTGGGGATTGCCATGAGGAGGGACGGGGGCAGACTCTTCCAGCGGGCGTATAGTCCCCACCACTCGATGAGGGCGGCCTGCTCCTCGTGCTCGGTGGGGGCCTTCCCGCTAGTACTTCCACGAGTCATCATAACCGCCTCCCTGCTGGTGCCCCTGCTGTCCGTCGTGGTGGGCGGAGTCGAGGGACTGCACCCGCTGCGCCTGCACGTACCAGGACACGGCGTCGCGGCCGTCCTTGGTCTGGTACGTGCGCGAGAGATACCTGCCCTGCACGAGGACCTGACTTCCCTTGTGCAAGTACTTCAGGACAAAATCGGCAGTCTTCCCGCTCACAGTCACGGAGTGCCAGGTGGTGCGCTCCACCTTCTGGCCGGACTGGTCACGGTAGCCGTCGTCCGTGGCCACGGAGAGGCGGGCGAAGCTGCTCTGTCCGGCGTGCACCTCCTCGGGGTCACGGCCGAGAAGGCCGATGAGGTAGATGACGTTCACTGAAGCTGCCATTTTCTATCGTCCTCCAGGCTGTCGATACGCTTGAGCACGTGGCTGGGAATGACGTGCGGGACTGCGGGTGTATCGCCCGACTCCAGAGCCTTCGTTTCTGCACCGGCCTCAAGTCCCATGGCTTCGCTGATATCTTCAGCATCCTGCCAGAGCTTGACGAAGTCCCTGCGCTTGAAGTCCATGTTGGACTGTGTCAGTGTCGCGCACAGGTGAGGCCATCCGCCCATGATCTCGATGGTCTTCTCTGTCTGGGGGCAGAACTTCGGAGAGCCGTACGAGCCAACATCAACCATCGCCTTGAGGACGATGCCCCACTCTGCTTCAGCACGAGTCTCCAGGGCCTTCTCGGGCTCGGGTTTCGGTTTCTCTCCCGTGACCTTGCGGATAGCATCCTGCAGGACAGCAAAGGGAGGGAGAGTCTTGTAGGCATAAGTCTGGACGACGTACATGACGGCAGCAGACACAACGTCTGCGCTGTACGGCTCGAGGATCTTGAGCCAGAGCTTTGCCAGATCGGGGTTGAGGGTTTTGTCGTAATTGAGTGCCATGGCGGACAGAGCCGCAAGCTTAGCAGCCTTTTCTTCCTGTTTAGTTCTCAATGGTTTTCTCCTGTAAACGTTTATGATTTTCTTCTTCCGCAAGGTCAGCAAGGACCTGCGCATTAATCGCTCTCTGGCGTTCCATGTCGAATCCTCCAGAACTTGCCTGTGCCCTTTGAGGCGGAGCCGTATCTCTCTGCGGTGGTACGTAGGGAGTATCAGGGCATTCATCTTCCCAGCGTCTCTGCAAGAGCCAGTCAGCTGGCTTGGGAGCAAACTGCTCTCTTCCGGGGATGCTCCAGCCGTAGTGCTTCTTCTGGATGTCTACGGCTTCGAAAAGGTCATCACGTGGAGGAAGCAAGCCTTGGTTCCTGAGACATCTCCACGCCTCAAAGGCTGGCTTCTTCCCGATCTTGCTCGGGTAGTTGTCGTACCAGTCGTTGAAATCTGAGGTGTACTCCGTGAAGGGGATCTTCCCCCCGCCCGTTCCCCCTGAGGGGGTAGGGGGGAGTGTGTTTTTCTTTTCTCTTGGCTTAGTTTCGTTTGTCTTTGTTTGGTTTATATTAGGTTGGTTTGCTTGGTTTGCTTGATTTGCTTGGTTTGCTTGATTTGCTTGATTTGCTTGGTTTGCTTGAT